ATAATTAATTAAAATGTCAAAATATACAGAAGTATCAGGCTCCGGAGCGAACACTAACGTGGTCGCCACAGGAGGCATCAACAGCAAAGGGCTTGTTGGTGCATACAAGAGAGTTTTCTTCGCCGAAGACGCGCAGAAGTTTGCTTCGATAGCTGCATCCAAGTTACAGGATAACTGGGACACAGACGCTATCGCGGGGGACTTGACGTATCTAGGCCAATGTAAATTCGAAGATAATAGCGAGGAGGCTCAGTTTTTCACTGATGCAGCACTCGATATCAACGAAGAAACTACCGCAGCGACGAAAGTTGTACGTTCTATCCTGCAAGTCAACGCGTGTGTTCACGCCGAGCTTAAGAAGATGGATGGGAAGACAGGTAGAATTTACTTCCAGACCACTAATAGCTTCCTTATCGGAAGATATGAGGATGACGGGGAAGTCGTAGGACGTCAGGCTACTATTTCAGTAAGCCAGAGAACGGTCCCTACCACAGAGCAGCCCGTGGAGTACACGGTCATCGATATCACGTTCACGGACAACGAAGGAGATGAGTTCAACCCTATGGAGGCTAAAATCGACTGGCTGTTCAGCGAGGTAGAGCAAGTTTACCCTCTTACGGCCACGGTGGCTAACGAGACATCGGGGGCGTCTTTGGTTTTCGAACTGGACATCGACAAGGCGGGATCTAACAGTCCTCTTTCGGGGGCGGTTGCGGCGGATTTTGCGGCTACTGATGAAGACGGAACCCCTATCACCGTGACTTCGGTTGTGGAGGCAGGGACCTCGGGAGTGTACACCGTTACGCTCGACACTACAGAGACGAAAGCGATTATCTCTTTTGCTTCTCGTAGAACAATAGCAGGCAGTACTTACTACCTGGATTCATTAACCGTAAACGCAGCTTAAGATGAAATACGGACTAGGAAAATCAGCACAGAAGTTAAGCGCAGGCGATGCCCGCGCGATGCTTGAAAAACGCTACCCAAAAGCTACCAAAAAGGATATCGAGGCAACTATCGACACCTACTACGGGGAGGACGAGGGGACGTTGAAACTAAACGCAGATAAAGATGGCGACGTTAAGGCAACTAAGCAATCGTCTAAAGATTCTGCAAAATAGGAATACTTTCTACTCAGAAGTGCTTCGGGCCGCAAGTCGGTTCGAAGCCTATCTGGTAGATTTAAACCAAATTCAGCTAGAATCAGGCCTCAACATACGAGGAGAGGTCATAGGGACGTACAGCGCAGCTACAGAGCAGATAGCAGACCGCGAAGGGACAGTAGAGCCTAAAAACGCGGGATCAGCGTACAATTTTCAGTGGACAGGAGAGCTTTTTGCAGGGATGTTTGTAACATTCACCTCCGAGTACATAGAAATATTCAGCAGGGCGCCACACGCAGAGCTAGTCAGAGAAAAATATTCAACCCTTTTCGGAGAAAATGTTATTTTTGGACTGACCCAAGAAAGTTTAATAGAGTTCGTAGAACTTAAATTACTACCAGAAATACGTAAGTACGTATGCCAAACCCTAAATATAGCCGCCTAAGATACGAGGATTTCCCCATAAAACTGTATTTCAGATTACTGGCTATGCCAGAGAGGGGACCGAGAAGGTTTTTGGGCAAGAGGAAATGGGATGACTTGCTTAGAAGATGGGAGGAGGACGACAAATCAATAGAGTCCGACAGATTGCTAGAAGATCAGATCCGCGCAGCACTGTCTCTGGCTAAAACTCAAAAAGCTACCACTGCTTTAAAATGGCTAGCGGTCACGGGGACGAACCCGAAGATCCTATTTGAACAATGGAAACTCCCGTGGAGGGAAGACCCAGAAGAGCTTGTGAAAGCGCTTACGGCTTACATTACGAAGCACAATTCACAATACGAAAACAATTTGATCATGCTGCAAGCTACCATAGAGCAGCAGAAATCAGCAGAGGACGACAAGCACGCGGAACCTTTCAATATAGATGACGCGATCGCGGGACTCAATTTGGCAGGGTTCACCATAAATGACCCGGAAACATTAACCATAGGCCAGTTTAGGGCTATGAATAAAGCAATCTCACGCAATGGCGGACGGAAGAATTGATGGTCAGGACTTAATAGGCGAAGGCGTATTCCAAACGTTTGACCGGCTAGATAAGACAGTTATCGACCAAATTAAGCGCATCAACGACCTAGAATCCGCGATAAGGAACGCTTTAGGCGGGAGATCCGTGGGGAGTAGCGCAGATGCACTAGGCGACGCGGTAAAGAAGTCCAACACCGCACTGACAGAGCAAGAGAAAGTGCTACGCGAGATCAACCGGATCCGCGAAAGAAATACCCAAGTAAGCCAAGAAAGCCTCAAACAGCTCGTCAAAGAGCGTGCCACCAGGTCTCAAATAACCAAAGCACTCAAAGATGAAGTGATTGCTTCGGGGCAATTAGGTAGATCCTATTCACAACTGCGAAAACAGAGAGATTTAGCAGCTAACACCCTGAGAGACTTAATCGTATCGGAGAAGGCCTCGAACAGAGAACTCCGTAACGCGCAGAAAGAATTTGACAGGCTCAACACTAAGATCCGAAGAGCCGATGCCGCAATAGGCAATTTCAGAGACAATGTAGGTAATTACGGAAGCGCAGTACAAGGCGTAGTAGGGTTCTCCCGACAACTCCTGGGTGCTTTCGGCGTATTCTCCGTCATACAGATAGGACAGGAGTTGTTCGAGCAAGTGAAGGCACTAGATGCGCTTAAATTTGGACTACAAGAGGTTACAGAGTCTCAGCTCGAATTTAACCAGGCCCAACAGTTCTTGGACGAGATAGCCGACAGGGCGGGGGCGGACATACTCGGGCTTACGAAAAGATACGTTAACTTCCTTGCTGCAGCAAAAACGACTACGCTTACTTTAAAGCAGACCCAAGAGGTCTTCGAAAACGTAGTTGTGGCCAGTGGGCTTTTAGGTAGATCTACCGACGACACTAACGGCGCATTACGAGCACTAGAGCAGATATTATCGAAAGGTAAAGTGCAGGCAGAAGAGCTTAGAGGGCAGTTGGGTGAGCGGTTACCAGGCGCGTTCCAGATATTGGAGAAAGCGCTAGGCTTAGCCACAGGAGAGCTGAACGAACTACTGGAAGTAGGAGGGTTGTTATCAGTAGATGCGATCCCTGCACTAGCTCAGGGGTTAGAAGATACCTTCGGGTTAGATCAGATAGAACGGGTAGACACCTTAGCGGCATCACAGGCTAGACTGTCCGCTGAGTTTACCAAGTTCATAAGAGAAATGGAGACAGGAGGAGGAGTCATATCGACTACCTTCCAAGCGTTATTTGACGGATTAGCGGGGGCTTTGGCTCTTATCCGAGAGATAAACAGCGCAGGATCAGAACAGTCCGAGCAGCAGGGGCTATTGGCAGGAGCAGCAGTGGCCATAGAAGCAGTACAGCAGGAGGCAGAACGCAATAACATCACACTTAAGGAGGCCGCAGAGGACTTACTCCCGAGGTATAATAAGATACTGCAGGAGTACGGAAAATCCCTTTCAGACATCACTAAGGCGCAGTCTTCGTCGGCAGTCAAGAACGCCTTTAACTTCGTGACGGGTACGTTCAGAGAGCAGAACGCTGCAGCAGCCGACGCAGTGAGAGGCGTAAACTTATATAAGACTGCTATCGAGCAGCTAGAGGCCATAGCCCAGACGGGAGAATTGCCAGAAGAGGAAGTCAATGAACCCTTGGAAAAGCAAGTCGGTATTTTAGAGGAGCTTCGAGAGAAACTTAAGCTACTTCGGGAAGAGCGCGAGAAAGCGGACGATGTTTCAGACATAAAGAGGCTCAATGTTGAGATAAAGAATACGGATGACGAAATACGTAGACTTACAGATACCTTCAAAGAGGCCAAGAAAAAGCGCGAAGAGTTCATCGGAGATGAGTCGATAGTTTTTGCGAAGAACTTAGTTAAGGAGTTCAAGAAAGCCAGACTTGAAGTGAATGTTGGATCAGCAGCTTGGAAGGAATACGGCAGGCAGATCCAAGAAGCGGAAGCAGCTTTGAAGTCTCTACAAGATACGGCGGACATTTTGGACGGAAATTTGGACTCTCTAGGCCTGCCGGACACAGAAGAACTATTCGAAGAGGTGGATTCGTTCTTGAACGGCCAAGGACTAGACATACTACTGGCAGAACTAGCCAATAAACTTAAGGTAAGCAAGGAAGAAGTGATCGCTGAGTACGAAAGTATTTATGGGCGAGATTTCGAGAAATTCAAGGAATATGAGGAAGCTAAACTCAAACAGCTCAAACTAATAGAGAGGCAGAAACTTGAAGTCAGGAAAAACTCACTCAACTTGGTCGAAGCGCTATCTGACGCTTTTCTTGAAATAGGGCTACAGAAGTTAGACCAAGAGCAGGACCGCGCAGAAGAAGCCTACAATGCCATAGCGGATGCGAACGGGGTTTCGGAAGAACAGAAGGAAGCCGCGGCTAAAAAACGGGACGAGGCAGAAAAGAAAATTGAAGAGCAGCGGGCGAAGCGCGAGAAGCAAGCATTTTTGTTCCGACAGGCCTTGTCGGTTGCTGACATATTCATAGCGGACGGGGTGGCGAGAGCTAACGCAGTAGCCTCCACGGCCGCAATAGTGCCGTACCTACCTTTAGGGGCAGCGACGCTCGCCACATTGCAAGGGCTTATAACCGCCAACACGGCGATATCTTTAGGGACGGTATTAGCGCAATCCCTCCCTGCTTTTTTCTTTAAAGGAAAAGAGCTAGGAAACTCTTTCGCAGGGGATGCAGTATGGGGTGAAATTCAACGCGAGGTAAAAGTGGGAGCAGACGGAGGACTAGAAGTATCGCCTGACGGCCCTAGTATGACTACGGTCAAATCTTCGGACATTATCCACAAGTCTATGGGGGATTTCATCCGGAGCTTAGGAGTGAATAACTCGGCTACGGCCAAACGTATTCGAGGGGGAGCTAAAAGAACATCTAACCAGAACCTACGAATACTCACAGGCGGAAACAGAGAGAAAAGTTCATTCGACCACACCGCCATAGTGGACGCAGTACGACTAGGGTTCAGAAGAGCAGGCATAAAAGTTGCATTTAATGTACAAAACGGAAGCAGGATAACTAAACTCCCATGAGCGAAAGATCGAAAGACATACGGTTCTTCCTAGACTCAGAGTTCTCTAGAATGGAGGAGATCTCAGGAGTTAAGAATTCCCAAGACATTGCGGGGGACCAATACACCTTGACCGACTACGGGCACTACACTGTGGAGAAACCCGGCACGGTTACGTTGTTCAAACAGGGGTATACCTACCTAGACACGGTTAGGCAGACCCTTGGTCCTTCGACTAAGGTTAGATTCATAACGCAGATCAAGGAAGATGACACTCTGGAAGCTAACTGGGTAACAGTCTCCGACCCTTTCGTAGATATGTACTCGCTGTCTTTCGATGACGAGAGCGAAAACCCGTCGGTGATATGTAAACTCATACAAGGGGGAGACCTCAAAACTTTAGACGCCGCTTTCGGCGATGAATACGATTTAGTGGGAGTGGATGCACCTGAGTTGCCCTTCGTCCAGGTGCGCCATGACCCAGTGCAGATATTCAGAAGATCTAAGATAAACTTACAGAGTTTCAGTATACGGAGATCATTCAACGACACGGAGGCAAGAACTATCCCTAGTTTACTTAAGTTCAAAAGCGACGACAACGTATCAGCCACGCAGTCTGTGGAGGTGAACGTAACAAACCCGAGTGCGGAAAACAGCGCAGGAGGCTTTTTCTACTTTACCTCAGACAGAGATAAGACTCTCACGATCAAAGGTTCAGATACGCTGACTTTACAGGAGGACCTTAACTTCGTAGAGACTTACGGGATATTCATGTTCCTCTCAATTTTCGGGGGAGGCGAAGACTTG